AATATTATATAGAATATATATAATATTATAGATAATGGAACTTGCAATACCTTTAGTAGCTTTAGGATCATTATATGTTATGAATAACCAACATAAAAAATCAAATGAAAGTTTTCGTAATATTACTAATGAATTGCCAAATACAAATATTCCTAATAAAAATTATCCCGATGAATATCCTTTAGTTGTTCCAGAACTCGAAAAAACATCTAAATTATCCACCGTAAATAGCTATGACTCGCAAGGCGCTTATACTGACAAATATTTCAATCCGGCATCAAATCAACAATATGCATCTGATACGACAATGCCATCCAATGCGCCCGTATCAGGTAGCTATTACTCACTTACTGGACAAAAAGTAGACAGTAGCTATTACACACATAACAATATGGTTCCTTATTTTGGCGGTAGTATTCGAAGCCGCAATGTAGACGTGAATTCGAATGAGAGTGTATTGGACAATATGTCGGGGGCAGGTTCTCAAACTATCATAAAAAAGGAACAGGCGCCTCTTTTCACACCTTCGGAGAACTATCAATGGGCTCACGGAGCACCAAATCAAACGGATTTTATGCAATCCCGGGTTAATGTAGGAATGCGTATGGCAAATGTAAAACCGTTTGCAGAAGAACGCGTCGCACCGGGTCTAGGATTGGGATATACAAACGAGGGTTCTCTTGGATTCAATTCTGGTATGGCAATGCGTGATCAATGGCTCCCTAAAACTGCCGACCAAATGCGCGTGAACAATAAACAAAAAGCAACCGGGCTTATGCAATTTGGATACGAAGGTCCTGCGGCGAGTCAAGTAAAGAATATAGGATCTATTGGTGTTATGGAAAAAAATCGACCAGATACACATTTTGATATGGGGCCGGAACGATATTTGACAACTACCGGAGTAGGTAAAGGGGTATCTTTACGTTCAATGCCGATTGATCGCGCAGTGTCTCGACCCGAAACCGCTATAGAATATGCCGGAGGTGCTGGGTTCTCCAATCCTGCCGCCTATGTTCCTGGTGAATATATGCCATCGCATAATATCAATTTGGGGGCAGTTCCTACACCATCAGTATCTGCAGTTGGACGTAATTGGGCTCACGACGCTGAATACGGAATGAAATCCACCAAAGCTTACAATAACAATCGCACGGCAAATAACCAAAATGGCGGATATTTTGGTGCTATAGGAGGTGCCATTGGAGCAGCTGTTGCCCCAGTTATGGATATAATCAGACCATCGCGAAAAGAAAATACAGTTGGCAATTTGCGTCCTTACCAGAATGCTAAATCCGCGGTTTCGGAATCGTATATTTTCAATCCAGCCGACCGTCCAGGAACTACTATTCGTGAAACTACGGAGAACTCCAAGTTCCATTTAAATGTAAATGCCGGTCAAAATGGTGGTGCTTATCAAGTAGCCGAACAACAAGCTATACAAAATGCTCGTCAAACAACGGGAGATTTTTATTACGCCGGCGTTGCCGGGGCCGGGGCGGACCGCCGAGGTGCGCGAACATATGATGCCGAATATAAACAGCGCAATAACGATGTAAAATCATCCACGATTGATGGTCGTATGGTTCCTGGAAATATGTCTTTAATGAATGGAGATATTAATATGAGACAAGTTGATCGCGATAGTTATCTCATTAATAATCGCGCTGTTGCTCCTACTATGCCATACCAAACTCCGGATATAGCCAATATAGGGCGATTAGCTGGTAGTCAGGGGTCTAGTTTATATCAAAATATTCAATTAGACCGTAATTCTCCTGAAGTTTTATCGGCACTTTCCGGTAATCCATTTGCTTTGAGTGTTACTAGGGGAGTGTAATGTCTCTCATTTATTTTATAAAATATTTAGTCGTTTTTATTTTAAACTAAATATTTAGTTATTTTAGTGGAATGCTATTATTTTTATTTCACGTAGTATGCTACGATGTCTGGTTTTATGCAATACACATTGTATTACACAACAAGGACTTTTATGTTATACATAAATTACATCACGAAAAACAGCACAACGAACTGACGTACACTGATACACATGTGGGGCATTATTTAGATAACTTGGTAGAACCGTTGGGTATATTTATACCCTTTTTTGTGGTCGATAGTTCTCTTGTAGCATTTTTGTCCGCCAGCATTTTTATAGGTATCCGGGGATGTATGCGACACGATAATCGGTGTTCTTGGTTGGTTGGAAATCATCATCTATTGCATCATAAATATAGGCGATACAACTATGGCGAGTATTGGATTGATACATTATGTGGAACAAAATATCCGGGGGAGGATGAATATGTTTATGGGTGTATATATCTATAATAAAAAGCAATATATTGAAATGTATGGGAACTTCTCACATATACTCAACATCAAAATTGATAGTCGTTTAAGTAAAGATGAAAAGAACCAAATTCTGTTAGATATACACGGTGTAATAAGCGAAAAAGATATTACAAAAAATATTTCAAACGCGAATATTAGTGTTAAATGGAGAACTATCGATTTCTACCATTATTTTACGGATGGGAATGGTATTCTTTCAGATAAAGGAATTTACGCGCACACTAAATTATTATTAAATGACATCAAAAAAATTAGAAATAGTGACAAGTTCGATATTATTATTAGCAAACCGCTTACAAAATCTATTTGTATAATGTAAAATACTGTCAAGTTATGTCTTCAAATGTGTACCTATGTACTGTAAAATAGGGACGGTATAGGGGTCGATAAGTTTTCTCAATCGTTCAATGTAGCTTTGTATTACATCTATAAAGGAGAACGTAAAAATATATACTCCCGCAGAATAACATATTTTTCTATCCAAATCCGTGAATTGTATTTTGTTTTTTCTATAACTATTGAATCGATATATCAAAAATAAGGAGAATAATATTTTAATAAAAAAGTTTATGGCCAAAAATCCAGAGGGTTCATTGGAAAAAAATCCAACAATAAATAAGATTATCACAATGTTTGATATATATCCAAAATAATGAATAAAAAAAGTTGCGTTGTCATAAAAAAACGGATTATCTACCAACCAATCTGACATAGTATATATATTTAGCTATATATTATACAAATTAAAAACATATAAACGTATACTGTTTATGTATTGTATATAACACACCAATAAATGTTATTTAGTATATTATTATTTAGTTGTATTTTTACACACGGATATTCTATTACAGAAACTGTAAGTTATTTGGATATATCCAAATATGTTGGACACTGGTATCAAATGTACGGCGCACCTTTCGATTATACTTTCCAAGGATATGGGAAATGTATTACCGCAGATTATGGAGTATTATCCGCCGGAAATGTCAGTGTACTCAATTCCCAAATATCTAAAAAAAATGAATTACAAACCATTGGAGGATATGCTTATTATGAGTATAAAAATCAACCAGGAAAACTTACTGTGCATTTAGATGGAACGCCTAAAGATTTTCCTTATTGGGTAGTAAAGCTAGGCGAAGTCGTAGATGGTCAATATCAATATAGTGTTATAACTACTCCATCAGAATTTGCTATGTGGGTTTTAGCAAGAGATATTGACACATTTTCGAAAAAATATGATGATGAAGTTCGCCAATACTTAGATTTGAATAATTTCACCTATGTTCCGATTCAACAAACCAGATGTTTAGAAGATTTTATGGTTGCAAGTAGTTTCTGTCATCCGTGGGGCATATAGTTTCCTTTGTGTAATACGTAGTGTGGAAACTGTAAGTTATAATTACGGGGGTGTATATTTTTGTTTATATACTATATAATTCGATGCCGTCTTCATGATTTAGAAATGAAATCTGAAAAACCCAAAATTGTTTTTCATCCTGCGCAACTTTCTAAATATCCCAAAGAATGCTTTTCATATAGCGTATTTTTGCAAAAAAATCCAGGTGCGTCCAAAAAACAACGTGTTGAAGCTATACAACGATTCTACGATAGTTTATACTGATTATTTTGCGATAATGTCCAACTAATCAGTTATTGAGTATATTGCATTTTATTGACTATATACATCAGATATATTGCAAAAGCAACCGTTGACAACCCGAAAAATCCGGCATATACATAATATTCATTTACATATGCTAAAATAGTACTCGCAACAAATATTGTAAACACCAGTATAGTTATAAATGGTATGTTGTCATATGTAGACCCAGAATTGTCGTTATCAATAATATAGGTTTGGTTTTTTGATAAATCAAATTGGATATGTTTGTCGGTATTTTTATTAGTAGTATTTTTATCAGGAGTATATTGTATACTAGGATGCATATTGCCAATAGTATAATATTATATTTTTATACAAATATTATACCGAATCAAATCATATGTCTATATCACTTTTCGAGACACTTTGACCACTTTGTAAGGAAATCAGTGCAATAGTCATAATAATAATAGCTATAATCATAACCAAGGTTGACCCCAAAATAATTTTACCTGACGACGATTTCATAGTTGAAAAAATCAAGAACGTGCTATATGACATAACAATAATATACAACAGTGCAAATAAATATTTATAAATAAGATTCAATATATTTAGTATTATTTTCTCCCATTTACCTTTAGGACATTTGTTGTCAGTGTCTTTAATAGATGCTTCGAATGCTAAATGAATGCTTTTTATTGCAGTATTCATATCACCCGGAGAATAAATCGATAATGCGAAATATGATATAACATACAAATATAATATAACGAATATACCGGCAAATCGTATCATCAAAAGTGAGAAAATTACGAGAACCAAAAACCAAAACAATGATGACAATGGACTAGCGATCGTTTCTGCTACACCCAAAATAAGACCAACTGTTCCTACTGATGCTATTCCAATGATGAGATCGTATATTATTATGCCGTATAAGAAAAAACCATAAGGAATTTTGGCATCTCCCATATATGCATATAACATATTTGCAACTGTATCTGAATAGGAACAAGTCATACCTAGAATTATTAATGTCAGAGAAATGAAAATAAACATCGGATTTGCCAATATTTTTCCTATAAAAGAAAAATCCAGTGGTCCAAGAACAAGGGTTTTAAGTGTATTTACATTTTTATAATAACCAGTTGGTATAACTAAGCGTAAAAATGAATCCAATAATATCATAGGTTGAACTAAAGATCTAAAAAATCGTATTAATAGTCCTTTTAATGAACCCATTATGTCATTTGAAAAATCAATTTTTATTGGTTGATTGTTTTCGTCTCTGTAAAACGTTATATAGAACCAATTATATGAAAAATAAATAGAGAGTGGTATCATTATCAAAAAGTGTAATACATTTACTATAACAGAAACGTCTGCTGAATTATTACTTGGTTTGCCATCTAATTTTCCATCGGTAGATTTGTATAACACAGTGGACAAATACCGCAGCAACTGAGAATAAAGCCCAGTTAATTGTTTAAAATACGATATTAATCTTCTTATATATTCTATTATATCGGGTCCATTTCCTCCGCAATCTTTATTCCATTTAGGACACCGTTGTTTATTTTGTGGCTGGGTGTCTGCATTTTTCCAATTAAATCCACTAAAATCTAGATAAAACCCGAATAATTTGTTGTATTGAGATTGTGTAATTTCTCCAGTATTCAATAATTCTTTTAATTTAGTAGTATCTAATAGTCCGGCTTTTGCATCTTTTGCCATTTCAGCATATTCTTTAGGCCCTATACGTGTTCTCATTTTATCATACTCGTATTCCGGTTTATATATACTAGTGTAATTGTCTGTATAATTACTACTAAACCCTTCAATTATGTCTTCATCTTCCTCTTCCTCTTCTTCCAATTTTTTATTTTTCTGGTTTCTCTTGGTCATACCTTTAGTCATTGGACTAATCGATTTTATCATATATTCCATACTTTTCTCCAATTCATCGAAAGCCTCGGTTATTTCTCCTGGTTCAATACTATCTTTGTCTGAAGAATTGCCCGGGTTTTTTGTTTCGTTTTTTTCATCATATATATTTTCTAATTCCTCAATATTTTTGAAGTTATTTTTCCGTTTTTTAGACATAGTGCTTTCCATTTTTTCTATGAATTGGTCAGGACTATCCGTTCTAAATGATTGTGTATTTTTTGACATATCTAATATACAACTATATATAGTTA